CGTTCTGGCCAAGAGTTTGGCCAATGGTGGTCACATCAATCTCATCGCGGGTGATCTCAAAAGACCACTCACGAACATCACCAACAGCCTGAAACTCAGCAAACTTGATGGTGAACGGCGTAGTGCCATCCGTGCCATCGTCAGATAACGCCAATTCAGTGCCGCCAGCCGTAGCGGAGAACGTAGCGATGCCAGTTGATGCGGTGTAAGTCCTGATGAAAACGTCAGTGCTGGCAGACAGCCCGCCAGGCAGCGTGCCGCCAGTGCCAGTGCCAAACGAAACTTTGTCGTTTACCTTAAAGTTTCGGTAAGCACCGACCATGATGTTGTTGCTGGCATTGGTCACGTTCGATGCAGTGAACGTGCTGTCAGTGCCAGCAGGCTTGTAGTAAAGGGCGCCGGACGTACCGGACAACGTGGTGGCCATAGCAGAAGTGCGGTAGTTGGCTCAGTCTATTTTAAAAACGCGTTGAATGTTATAGATAAGTCTGTCTGGAAAAAAGCCTCCGGATTGGCCGATTCGACCACATTTGGTCCATCAGGTGCATCGAAAATTACCTTGTCGACGGTCTTGCGGTCAAATAAATCTTTAAGACGTTCAGCCACCGTGAAATTGGCACCAGCTCCTGTGCCGATGGGACTGAAGATGCTAATAAATACAATACCAGACTGCCGTGTACTGCCTTGTGTTGGACCAATCAATGTGGCATAATTGCTGGCTCCGAATCTGACCAGCACTTTCAGCCATACAGAATTATTGGGAGGCACAAAAGGCACATTCTCAAAACTGACCTGATAGGCCGGAGACAGCGCCATCTCGGTGGCAATTCTTGCTTCGATTGCTTTGCGTACGTCGTTATAAGTGCTACTCATGGCTTACTAACTATCCTGTTCCACATGCTAGGTACAGCATTCTGTACATCCTTAGCGGCCAGTAAGACAGGCCAATTCTCCTGCAGCCCAAACCGTGACCGGAACGTGCGATTCCAAGATGGTGGCATAAATTCACCACCGAACGTAATGGCTTCGGCATAATTTTGCGTATTATTGACGATTCTGCCAGTTAATCCGTTGTCAACATATACAGGCTCTTGCCAGTTGGATTTAAAAGTGCCGCCATTCTTTGCGCCCACAGGGCTCAACTCGACTACCCGATCTCGGAACATAATGCTTGATTCACGCACCAGCTCTTTGACTTTGTCTTCGGCGTAGCCAGCCATTTGCGGCAGTTGAATCGTTTTCTTAGCCACTAGCTTCGCAGAATCAATTCATAGGTGATGGCAGTGTTGTCCTGCTCCACAGTATTGACTGTGATGATCTGATGCACAATAGAACTGATGACGACTTGGTCC